CTCCTGATCTTCCATGAGGAAGAGGCTGACCTGTTGCTTGCCGCTTTTCAAGCGGCTTTAGATGGTGTTGATGAAGCAGGTGAAGCGTTCGCTGTTTGGACTACATCTTTGATGGGGTTGTTGAGAGAGTCTATGGCTCCCAATTGGGAAGAGTAATTATCTTTTAAGCCAGTCTCTGATGTGTTCGGAGTCTATTAGTTTAGTCATTAGTTCACGTCTTATTTTGTCGCGTCTACGCGCTAGTGACGTTTTTGGTATGCCTAGTATGCGTCCTGCTTCTCGTAAAGATAAACGTTCCACTACTAGGGCGTTAAATATCCATCTGTCTTCAGCGGATAGATCGTCTATGACTTCTCCTAAGAGTTCTTTTATGGAAGCAGTTGTTTCTAATGGGATTAGTATCGGGTCTTGAAATGGTGCTAGTTCCATTAATGATTCCACATTTGATGTAGGACGTATGTGGTATAAGATTTTGTCTTTCCGTGTGGTGGAAAGTTGCCCTACCCAATCGTTATTGGGTGTTTCTTTCTTCTTGCCCATCAGCCTTCCAAGTTGTTACACAATGTAAATGGTTGGCTGCTATAACTCTGGTGTTCTCTGGGTCGTAACCTGATGGTCCTCCCAGTTCCCATCCTTCGTCGTGGTCTATCCATCCTAACATTTCGACTGTGCGAAATTCGTCGGGTACTGGTCTGACTACGAACAGGACAAGTCCTTTTCCTAGTTGCCTGCGGCGTACTGCCGCGTTGTTAGATGTTCTAACTCTTCTTACTTCTATGTTGTAACCTACGTCTGCACGATTTTTGTTTTCTACGTGTCGGTTACCTGCCCATACGTGACCACCCCAGTATTGGTTGGTCACTCGTGCTACTGCTAGTTCTCCTATTGCAGCAGCAACTTGTGCGGATCTGTCATCTTCCATGTATTCGCGCTTATAATGGGCAGCATCTTGTTTTTCCCAATTTTCCGTAAAGCGTCTGATACCTACATGAGATGCCCATTCATATTCCCACTTTTCTAATTCAATTAGTATCAAGACGATCTACTTTCACTGCGTTTATTCGTACTACTTGGTTGTCGTCATCCCATGCTACTCCATTCAGTGCGTCTAATGTGAGTTTAACATAATTGTCTAGGTCACCTCTTAATGTTTTCGCTGAGTGGGGTGATGTGCTTACATGAATGATTGTCTCATCTGGTGTGTACATTAATGTTACTTCTACAGGTTCAGAGAATTTTTGTTCAACTTGTTCTGTCCATGCTTTAGCCACGTAGTCTTCTTCATCGAGTGTGCTTTTAGGAGTGAAGACTTTACCTCCTTTGGTGTGCCTTGGTCGTGCTTTAACTTTAGGTCTACGATCTACTATGGCTATGAATGATTCCATTATCTTACTTTTTTACAAGCGTCCCTTACTATTCCTGCGAGGCGTTTATCACCGTCTGGTCTTTTATTATATTTCCCTCCCCAGTCGATGTCTGCTTCTTTCAATTCTTTGTAGATAATATCTTCGGCGTATCTTTGTTCTGCCATCGCGCAAGCGAGGGCGAATAGTGTGCCTGATCTGTCTCCTTCTGGTTTCTCTGGTTCTGGTCGTGGACCGTTACGCCGTATCACACCCGACAGACCGTCCAGTTCCCCTGTGTAGGGGGTCTTCCTATAGGTATACGCTGGGAGAGCCTCAGGAGGGCTGTATAAGGCTCTGACAGGCTCCCACGCAGCAGGTGTTACCCGTGTTGGTATTGCTTCTGCGAGGAATGTTCTGAGAGGAACCATAGAGAATGAATAATCAGTGTTATCCATCTCGTTGTAACCACCCTGTTTACGTGTATGTGCATAAGGTAAACGCACCCCGTTACCCCAACCTCTGTCAGTTATCTCAGTTTGTTTAGGGTTAACTTCTTTAGTGGGTGCCTCTACTATTTCACAGACAGCCATCAACCCTTCACGTACATCTACAGCAAGCATTAGTTCTGTGAAGAACACCCATACGTGGAATCCTTTTGAACGTGACCGTTCAACCCAAGAAGTTACTCCTAGTTGTTTGAGAACTTCTCTCAAGTTCTTAGCGTGAATGTACGACTCTGCCATTCCTTCGTCGAAGTCGACACATCCCCACCAGACTTTGATTCCATCNTCTTGTGCGACCAGTGGGTACACACCGATGGCAGGAGAGTCCTTCAGGTGATCTTCGACCACGTTCAGGAAGTCTTTGCCGTCCGCTGGTATGTACCCACCGTCCGCTGTTTGCCAAGGACGAAAATCCCCGTCATCTTTTGCGACACGCCCACCACGAAACAGTAAAGCAAAGTCTCGTATCTGCTCGAATGTTATCTCATAAGGGTTACTGGTTTCCATCTGGAATCAGTTCCTCCCAATAAGGATGAACGTGACCGCACTCAGGATCTAAATAGTATGTTTGATCTAGGAGTCTGGCTGTTCTCTTATTCTTACAGATATTCATGTTGATACTGTTTGCGTGATATCTGGTTTCCCAGTCTGAAAGATCTGTTTGATCTTTCTTTCTGTAAACTTCCATCACAAATATGGCTTCTTGTTCGCCGCCATATCTACCAGCGTGGATACCAGCGGCTTTGCCTCGTTCTCCAGCAGTACGACCTGCTTGGTGAACAAGACCTACTGGTACTCGTTCTGTTTTAGCCCAACGTTTCAACGCTTGCGCTTTGGATGTTACTCCTGTTGCGTCTGCGTCACCGCCGACCATCAGTTCAAGATAATCGATCATACAGAAGGAAGGGTTTGCACCCCACCATTCTCTCGCTTCATCCATCGCTGCTGACATGCCTTCTAATGACATTGATTCATCTATGATTGCGACACGAGACAGTTCCCGTTCGGAGGCTAAACCTAACGCATCTAATACGTTGCTGTCTCCTGCTTTGATTGCTTCCTCCACATCTGTGGAAGAACGCCCTTGCAATAAGCAAAACAGTTTCATCGCTACCAATTCCCTTGGCTCATCCATTGAGAATATCACAATGTGAGCATTAGGATCATTGACTAGATTTGTGACTATTGAATTGAGCAGGATCTGTGACTTCCCTGTATGGGAACGACCTACAACCAATAGCACTTCCCCTTTACCAACACCTCGTGTTGCCAAATCTATTTCAGGGAACCCTAGGTACCACCGTTCTGCTGGGTTGCGGATGAAACCTATCAGGTTCTCCACTACCTTAGAGGTGGTAGCCCATCTACTTGGTTGCTTGTCGCTGTCCGCCTCGCCGCCCTGAGCGACAGCGAGGCGTTCAGCCACTTCATCCTGCGTATGCAGGGTAGCCATATTAGGAACGAATCTCCGTACCTATGGCGCTCAATTCATTGGAGTCTTTACCAGTGAATGGGCATACAAACCAATCAGGGACAAGAGACTTGCCGTCCTTCTTGGTAAGCCAGATACCTTTACCATCAGCCTTACGCTTGTAGTCAGGTCCAGCCTTGTTGAAATTAGAATCTGGATCTAATTTCTTCTGCCAGTTTGGATCCCACCAGTTGGACTTATTGTCCATCAAGTCTCTCCAAATGTCTTCCAAGGTTCCTCCAGTGCCTTTCGGACTGTAGGAATTATTGCTGGTCGGAGCGCTCGCCACGGGAGCACTTTTGGTAGCAGAAGGGAACTCCTTCTGTATCATACGCACCCCCTGTTCGGATAGTTCATATCCGACACCGAGTGCCTCATAGTTGGCTATCTCCAAAGTCTCACCCCATTGGGCTATCTCTTTGGCTACTGCCTCTTTGTCATCAGAGTCCACCGCTATCGTTATTGAACACGATGCCTCTGCTGGTTCATAGTTACCCGTTTGGATAACTTGTCTACGGAACACCGTTATGGTGTTCTCTGTTTTTTCTGCCATGGGTCTACCTCCCTTTCTATAGTTGGTTCCATGGGTCTGGTCCCGCAAACCTTCCCCGACAGGTTGACCACGCTCCGCACCACTTAGGAGCGCAATGCCAACCAACCATGTTTAATGGCCAGACGGGAAGGTCTGCGGATATGAGTGTTCCAGCGGAGCGAGCAAGCGCAACCAAAGATGCCCACCCCGCTGGTCCTACGTTCACTGTAGTCCGATGCACCTTGCCTTTGACAAGGTGTACGAACTCAAAATCTAAAGGCTCTGACAGGTTGTTGTCCGACATAGCGGACACAGCCCAAGTGTATGCGGCTGCCTGCACTGACCATCGTTTCTTCTCCCATTCGTCTGATGGTTTACGACTGGGGTTCTTCCAGTCAACTATTGGACGTGGAAATTCTTGCACACAATCGATGGTTCCTTGTAACCAGATTTCTGGTTTGTGATCAACCACGAGTGGTAGTTCAAAGTGTTGCTCAACTGCTATTGGTTTGATATCTTCTCTGACTTCATCCCACCATGCTGCTGTGTTAAGTTCTACTATCTTCGCACACTCTTCTATCTTGTGGTTCCATCTAACTATTTCTTGTTCTTTTCTAGTTAACTCTTCTAACGATGCTTCTATGCTGTCCGTTTTCGACAACGGACTGCCTGTTTGCATCTGTTCTGTGAGGCATTGTTCGATGCCGTAGTGAACTGCGGTGCCTATCGCAGTGTTGGTGGACTCGGTGGATTCGGCGATGCCGAGCATGTCCTGTCTGGCTCGCTCTGGACACATCGCTAGGGTGCCGAGCCAAGATTGTCGGAGGATGATTCGATCTTCGGTTGGTTGCATTTTCAAATCCTACCACATGTATACATGGCATGGCGGGATACCCCTAGAGGGTATCCCGCATAGCATGAAAATACTACAAGCCGAGGCATTAGCCGTCGCCTTTGATAATTGTCAGGTCTGGTTTATCATCAGGTTCGGGTTCATCTGTTACGATTTCTCCTCCTAATGATTCAAATATCCATCCAATATGTTGCATAAACTCGGTGTCTCTAGTCACCTTGTCGTGCATCATGTCTCCTACTGTTTTAAGTAGGTGTTGCAGTATGGATATTATCCCTGTTATAGCATCAGCGACAGACCCTGCTTCTTTACCGTCAGGGTATACTGCTGATTCCAGTTCATTAAGCCTATCTTCGATAGACTGTTCTTTATTAGTTGCCATGTTATGTTCCTTCCATTTGTCGTATGGCTTTCATTTCTTTTAAAGTGTAGGTGTCATATGGGTCAACATTATTGTTGGAACGCTTGCGTCGTATGACAGCCTGCTTCCGTTCATACTCTAGGTTCGCTGTTGAACAAATATCACATCTACAGCGGTGCCTTTTATATGCTGATAACCCATGTTTAAAACTATTCATCTTTAGATGTCCAGTCTTCTTTTAACCTATTAATATAATGTAATGCTTCTTCTTTATCGTTAAACAGTTCTCTGATCCTACCGTCTTGGAATACAATCCAGCGTGTCATTGAAAGTCCCGCACCCATCGGAATGGGTTTGCATTTTAGTTGCAAGTCAGTTCTCATCCTGTCTCCTAAGGGAGTAGTGCGAGGACGAGAAGGAGGGTAACCCGTCCCCGCACCACCGATTATGAGGCTTGGATAGCAAGGTCATTGCCAAGCGAGCGAACTTGTATTTCCACTCCGTGTCTACGAGCGGCTGCATAAATATTTGCTTTCATGCTCTTAGGTGGACAATCAAAATCTTTGTCCCCTTCCAGTAGTCGAACCTTACCATCGAACCACATGCCCCATGGGTAACGTTCTTCCCTGCCACTTCGTTTAACGGATGGCATTTCATTTAATATTTTCAATTAACTCTCCTTTTCGGTTTTCATATATACTAACATCATCTATCGAACCTGCAATCCTTTCATTGAATGATTCAATAGCCTCATCTATTGTGTGGCAATAGTTTCCCCACACGCAGTCCCATTCCTCTCCGTCATCAGAAAACATACTCCAACAGACGTAAGGGTGATACCCTGTATTTGTTTCGGCAACAACAACCCCGCAAAAAGGTCGTTCCATTGGACCGCCATTTCTTACCAGCCACACTATCGGAGTGGCTCCGTTATTTAATTTAATCATTGTTAGTCCTCCCAACATGATCTACTTGGATACCAATGTGAGGCGTTTCCCCACTTTGGATGTGGTTGTTTGTAGTACAGCCAAGCAGCGACACCAACATTGGCTCGTGGTTCAACAGCCAACCAACCGCTGAACCCTGCTTTGTAACTTCTCTCTTCCCACCATTTCGGCAGGTGCTGGAACCATCCCGTGGCTCCGCTCTTAGGATTAATAGCCTCTGACCACTTATCATCTGGTTTAGCAGACGACTCGCAGAAAGCGATTCGTAACATCAAAGGCACATCTTCAGGTTCAAAGTAATGCTCCACCAGTTCACGCAACGAAGGAAGATGAGCAATGTACTCATGTTCTGGTACGTCACACGAACCGTATGCAGGACACTCCTCTATAGGTTCAGAGGCAACGTGTTTAGCGTAGTCGGTTTCCTCCCACGCTATCGTTGTTGAAGTAGGCACTGTGATAACAGGCACTTGAACTCGGCTAGTGGAAGTGACAGGGAGACACGCCCCTGCCACTCCCAAAGCACCGACCAATAATATTTTTGCAATCATTGAGCCAGTATCAAACTCATCGCTTTGTTAGCCAAAGGTGTCTTACCTTCAAGAGCCTTCTGCAATGACTTAGCCTTATCACGTTTACGCCCTGAGTTAACAGTGTGCTGCTCGGCACCTTGAATAGCGTTCCAAGCAAGCCAACCATTACCTTCACCCCACTGTTCCTTCTCATTAAACCAACGTCGCCTCATTGAACCACGAGCCTCGTTAGCAGAGTTCTGTTTGCGGGTAGACATGTCATCTTCGACAGGGACCAACTGGGTGACTAATTCAAAGAACTCTGAATCAATCATAGGTTGCTCCTTCAACATGAGAGCCTTACCTTGCCAAGCAAGCGCCTGTTCAGCAGCCTGCTTCACAATGGTGGCTTTCATCTCGAAGATTTCATCGTGGTTCTTCGTGTGCCTAACCTTCAATAGTGCTTTACCCACTAATTGGTTTTGGCAGAAGAACCTGCGTTGCATGTCGTACACACTGGTTGACCAAGAACCATCCAAGGAACTGATCCACACTAGATGGGATTGGATCTTATCTCCACCACCTAAATCTATGGAGTCCGAGAGTTCTTGCGTAACCGCAACTCTCTCACCTGCCCCCCAGAGTGTACAGGACGTAGTTGATAGAGGGAACATCATGTCTGCCATGTCAGCAAGCATCTGATATCCATCAACCTCAGGGTATTTACCAGAGTGCAACCCGACTACCTGTCCAGTGTCCTCACGGACAACGAACTTGTATAAAGGTTCACCCTTGTAAGTGCCGCTCTCAATCACAGGAATGTGAGCGTCTTCTCTTCGCAGACAGTAATGTTCTGCTGCTGGATAATGCACAGGGAACAAAGCCCCAGCATCACCCATAGTTTCACGAGCATATTGCGGCTCGCTGTTTTCTATAACTGTCATACAGTCTCCTTTTCTGCTGACCATCTAGCAAGAGCAGAAGCAATGGCTTGTGCTTGTGAACCACGACCAATTTTCTCGTCGTAATCCCTACCACGAGCCAGTCCACACTGACCTGCTACCCAATAATGAAAGTCCAGAGCGTAAATGCCCGTGACCTTCTCTTGTGGCACACCATTCTTAAAAATGGTGGTCTTAGGACTGCTAATATCTGACTCAAATTCCGTAGCCAAATGCTCACAGTCGAACCCAGCATCTGTATAAAACGCTGGATCCATAATGCTGTGACCGTCACCATCAATAACTTGGTTATTAATAGCGTCAATCACCTGTTGTTTGGTAATCATCGTTACCCTTTCTGTGAGGCGAACCTCACGTTGTTTATGCCATCGATACACATGTTGCATTCAACACACGCACCGTGACCTGTTTTCTCCGTGTCCCAAACCACCATCGGCAATTTGCCTGTCAGTTCAGGACATCGGGGACCTTTACGCTCACCCTTAAACGAGCGAGCCAAACTTTCTGTCTGATCCCAAGTGTCAGCACAGAACGCTAACTTGACATCAGGGAACTCTTCCTTCACCTTGAACGCTTGCACAAGGTTCCCATCATCCACACTCAAATACAGAGTGAAGTTGTACAGGTACTGTGTCAGGTTNTGTATCACATCACGATCAAAGTTGCGGGTGTAAGCCCAGAACTTTACGTTAGTGAACTCCCATGCAAGGTTACGCATAGCCTTCGAGAAGTTCTCGTTAGGTATGTCACCATCCCAGAACCATCTGAACACAGGCTCAACCTCACGCTTCTCACACTCGTCAACAAAGTCAACGATCATCGGGCGTAACAGTTTCTGCAACTCCTCCCACGAGTCCTGATGCTCTAAGAACAACTCCCAGTTAGCGACCAGCATCTCACGGACAGCAGGGAAAACCTTTTCAAGTTTCCCAGCGTAACAGTTAGACAGACACCAGTCTGTCGCACCCTTACACGAATAGTCCCTGCCTGCTGGCAGACCGAAACTATTCTTAAGTGGCTTCATCCCATTAGGGGATTTGCCCTGTCTGCGTCCGTAAGGTGCAACCTTGCGGTCACTGGATGCTCTAAATGATGTCAATGATTTGCTCATCGTAACCCCAGTACGTGTTNCCTGATAGGTCGACACAATCAAAGCCTGCTTTACCATTCTTGATATCGTCGAACACCTCAGTCACTTGCACATAACGCATACTCTGTCCGAACGTCCTGTAATAGACGTGTTCGCCTACTTCAGGTCGCCCGACTCTTGGTTTTCTACGCATCGTGTTCCTTCATCCTTTCTTCCTCNAGATGCACTCCGAGTTGATACTCAAACTGCTGTTCCCTATCGGATAGTTGTTGTGTTACCAGCGTGTCAACTGAATTAAGACATTCTTGTATATAAATGCTTTTCAAAAAGTCGGTACGCCTTCTCTCTCCCCTCATGCAGACAGCCTGAGTGATTGGCACAGCAAGTGCCATCCCTATAGCAATCCACAGGAAGGTTTCAATAATTTCCATTACTGGTTCTCCTGTCTTTTCTCTTCGATGCCTTTCATAACATCGTTTAATATGCCCGCTACACGCAGGTCAATTTGTGCATCGATAACATCACGCAAATCGTTGATTCGCACATAGTTGTTATCAGGTGATAACTCACGTATCTTTTCACGCAATTCATCAACATCCAGTACAACACTATCTATCTGTTCAATCGCACCATCCATGTGTTCATCCACATAATTGTGCATAACAACACTGTCCACAAAATCGTGGTCTCGGCAAAGAATTTCTGCCAAGTCTTCGGTGTTAATGTCTATAGTGACATCCGCATATTGGTCAATTTCTATATTGCATTCACCTTGTAATTCCATTTCCATTATTTCTCAGCCTCCTGACTGTAATAAAGAGACATGGCTTCGTCCATATCTCTGTCTTGCTCAGATACAACGAGTCGATTAGTACACCAGCGTTTACTGCTGTACGAGTCGCCACAATATTGACATTCAACATTGTCCCCGTCATAACTGTTCGTCCACCTGTGACCGAAATCATCAGGCGTACTATTTAAATAACCATGAACTAAACTCACAGTTAACTCCTTTCTATATTGAAAGCCATGTACAGGAATGGCATTTCCATCCCCTCACAGCACTCTCCCTAGCCTCTTGCTCGGCTTCAGGAGAAACCCAACCAACCTCGATGCCAAAAAGTTTGCCATCCCAAGGTTTC